TGCTGGCGCTATTTGCTTGTGCCTTGTTTATGGTAGGTGTGTTGCCACTGATACCTGTTATGTAAACAACTTCACCCATAAGCAAGTTTGCATCTGCTCTTGCTGTGAATATAGTTGTGGTGCTTGTTACAGCGGCTACATCTGTTAGGGCTGAACCATCAATTGCTGGCAAGGCACCGGCCAATGCACCTGCGGTTAGTGTGCCGTTAACAGCATCTACTAGTAATGTTGAATCATCTGCAAATACAGAACCTGATAAATCTCCAGAAAAAGCACTACCTGCTGTAAGTGCATCCGTGATACCATATCCTGCTAGTGTAGTTGGTGTGTTTGTTAAATTGCTGTAATTAAGGCTTGCACTAATTGATCCTGTGGCTGTAATGTTACCTGTGATATTTAAATTACCAATACCTGTAATATCATTACCACTTAGATCTAAATTACCACCAAGAGCGGGAGTTGTGTCTGAACCTAGTGTAGTTCCACTACCTGTATATACTTCATTAAAGTTGTCATTAATTTTGTCAAATGCTGAACGAAGGCTTTCACCGTCTCCTGTTAATTCACCTGATCCAATGTTAATTGTTTGCTTTGCCATTTTTCCACCTTAATGATTTAATTTTACACTAGTTACACTACCGTCAGTCCAATTAGAAATATATACTCTTACCCAAACAAAGTTACCTGTAAAATTATATGATTTACTAGAAGTTTCGTTTGCAGTGTATTCTAGTTTAGTAGAGGTGCTCATAACCAGTTTTCCAGTAGTATCAATAGTTTGTCCACTACCTAGTGCTATTGGAAAATAATCATCTGCTGTAGGATTAATAGCAAGAGTTCCTTGCAATTCTATATTGCCTAAAAATCCATTTAGGTCAACTTGAAGTGTGTGTAATCCGTCACTACGTCCGTAGTATCCGTCACCTTTGAATTTTTCACCTGTATGGGTTTGTACAGAACTGTCCCCTACGTGTGTTTGATTTGATATAATTGTTTCACTATTGCTTGGCATAGTATTATTTATCAGAATTAGCATATGACACTAATTTGTCAATACGCTGAACTTTTCCGATAAACAAGTTTAATAATTGTAGTATTTTGTCGTCTCTTACAAAAAAGTAAAATCCTCTGCAAAAACCGTTATTTTCTATTGTTTCCAAGCATGTACGACCTGCTTTTGCTTTACCTGGATTATTCCGTATCCAACTAGCAAGATTTGCGTCAACTGTGCTATCTAAGGTTACTTTGTATAGATATTCAGGTTCTTCTTCCACAACAATTACGTTTTTTTCCAGAGTAGGTAACTTTTTATTTGGCTCCCAAAATTCAAATGTAGATTTTATTTTCCCACTTATATATTGTAGCCAATCGTAGTCATGTGAGTAAATTTGCATGTACGGATTTTGTATACGCAGTTTGTAGTCATCTTGTTTTGAAAATTCTATGTAAAGATCTCTTGCTTCAAGAAATGTTTCAACTTCATACTTGTGTTCTTTTAGATAAGCAACTCTTACTAATGGCAATCCTTGATCATATTTTTGTTGTAATCTATCTATTTCTTGTTTTGCAAAAGCAAGATTTTTGTCGCGAAAGATATGTCCTAGATTGTTTTTTAAAGTTACTTTGTAGGGATATTCATCATAAAATAGTTTTGTAGTTTCAAACCTTTTCAACAACTTTTGTTCCTTTGGTCTCTAAAACTATTTCGCCTTTGGCAATATTAACATTTAGGTTGCCGCCGTCTTTAAGATCACCAAACAATAGTTCTCTAGCTAATTTACGTTTGATTTCTCTATCAATAACACGTTGTAAAGGTCTTGCACCCATCTTAGGATCAAATCCTTTTTCAACAAGGTAGTCTAATGTTTCATCACTAACAGTGATTTTAACATTTTTATCCTTTACCATATCTTTTAATTCAACCAAGAACTTGCCTACAATTTTCATCATAGTTTCTTTGCTTAGTTTTGCAAATGTTACAACGCCGTCTAATCTGTTTCTAAATTCTGGAGCAAAGTATTTCTTCAATGCTCCGTCTTCATATTCTTTTTCAAAGTCTTCCATAAAGCCAATGTTGTTTTTCTCAGCTTCGGCAGCACCTAAGTTGGTTGTTAGGATAAGGATACAATTACGTGCATCAGCTTCTTTACCGTTTGATCCTGTAACCTTACCATTATCCATAATTTGTAACAATACTTGTGATACGTCTGGGTGTGCTTTTTCTATTTCATCAAGAAGTAGCACACAATTAGGATTTTCTTGCAAACGTTCAATTAGTAAGCCACCTTTTTCTTCATGTCCTACATAACCTGGAGGCGAACCTAAAAGTTTACTTACACTATGGCGTTCTTGATATTCACTCATATCAAAACGCACAAGTTTGACACCTAAATTACTTGCAAGAGCTTTTGCAGTCTCTGTTTTACCTGTGCCTGTTGGACCCATAAACACAAATGCACCAATAGGTTTATCACTTGCTTTCAGTCCTGCTTGACTTACAAGGATTTTGTCTACCACATCTTCAACTGCTTTATCTTGTCCGTAGACTTGGCCTTTGATATTGTGTTCTAGATTAGCAAGATTTTCAGTTTCTTTTTCAGCAACTTGTTCTGTTGGTAAGTTTACTGCTTTTGCTAATTCAAATTGGATATTTTCTGCTGTCACAATTTTCTTTTCTACCTTAGGAAGCAAATTAAATCTTGAACATGCTTGATCAATCAAATCAATTGCTTTGTCAGGAAGTTTTTTATCTGCTTGATATTTTACACTTAATTTAATTGCTTCATCAATTGCTTCTTGTGTAATTTCTGTAGCATGATAATCTTCGTAGTATTTTTTGATGCCGTTGAGTATGTCGTTAGTAACTTCTGGAGAAGGCTCATCAACTGTTACACGTTGGAAACGCCGCATTAAGGCACGGTCTTTTTCAAAATATTTTCTGTATTCTTCCCAAGTGGTTGAAGCAACAACTTTTAAGTCACCTTTTGTAAGTGCAGGTTTAAGCATGTTTGCTAGATCGTTAGAGCTTTGCCCCCCACCTGCTCCTGCACCGTTCATCATATGTGCCTCATCAACAAACATAATTGTTTTGCCTTGTTTTTTCAATCCTGCTAGAACAAGTTTAAAACGTTCTTCAAAATCACCTCTGTATTTTGAACCAGCCAACATTGCACCAATATCTAAATTATAGACTTTGAATTCTTTTAAAAATTCTGGAACGTTGCCTTGAACAATATTAAAAGCCATACCTTCTGCAATAGCAGTTTTACCTACACCAGGATCGCCTACTAACAGCACATTGTTTTTGCTACGTCTACCTAGTGCAAGTGCAATACTATCTAGTTCTTCTTGTCTACCAATAACAGGATCTATTTTTTCATTTTTTACCTGATCATTAAGATTAGTTGTAAAAGCTCTTAATGCTCTAGCCGCCGCACCACTAATTTCTTCATCTTCAAATCCAGTTTCAAATTCCGCTTGCAAATATTCTGCAAATTTTTCTTTTTCGATGCCTGCTTTTTCCATAAAGTAATTAGCATGGGTTTTCTTTTCAGAAAGTATGCTTAATCCAACATCACTTAGTTCAATGTTTGGACGCCCTGCAAATAACACTTGTGTAAATGCTCTGTTAAGACAGCGTTCTACAGTCTGTGTTTTTTTAGGTTTATATTTAGGATCTTCTATTTTAATTTCATTCATTTCATTTTTGAGATGATGTTCAAGATTACTTTTTAAGAAATCAACATCTGCACCAAAGCCTTTACATAGATTGTAAAAACTATCACTACACATCATTGCAAACAATAAGTGTTCTAATGTTACAAATTCATGTCCTAATTTTTTGGCGTCCTTGATACTTTTATCAAAAACTAATTGAAGGTCCTTTGACGGCTCAACCATTAACTAACTCCTGCATTAACTTTTTTTGCTTCTTTTTTGCCATATCTAATTTCAGTCTAGATACTCTGTCTATAAATTCAATACCTTGCAGATGATCAAATTCGTGAGCAAAACATCTTGCATCTATACCTGTAAACTCTAGTATACATTCTTTCTCGTCTATGTCAAGAAATTTGGCTACCAAACTCCTTGGTCTTCTTATATTTAATACCAAACCTATATGACTTAAACACCCTTCTTTTGCAAGAACTGTTTCTTCACTTACTTCTAATATTTCTGGATTGATAACAGCAAATGGTTTAGTGATTTCTTTGTGTTCTATTGGTCTCATTACAAAAATCTGTGCATCTAGTCCAACTTGATTGGCACTCAAGCCTAGTCCATTTTTTGCCATCATTATTTTGCACATTTCACCTGAAATTAATTTTGCATCCATTTCAGAAAAGAAAAATGGTTTTACTTTTGTTTGTAACCATGGGTCTGGGCTTTTAATAAGTTCCATCTTTTATTCCTTTTATTTTCATTAGTTGAGCTTGTGTTAGTGAAGGTATATGTGCATTAAGTTTTACATATACATTCCCTGCTCTATTTGTATTTACATCAGGTACTCCGTGTCCTGTTATGCTAAATGTTGTTCCAGGCTTTGTTCCTTGCGGTATATGTAGGCTAAAATTTTTACCACTTGGCGTCTTTATTTCCATAGAAATTCCTAAAATAAGATCAAAAATATTAATAGTCTTTGTTGTATATATATTAATGCCATCACGTTTCCAGTCAGGATCTGAACGAACCTTAATACGTAATATTAAATTACCTCTTGGTAAATTAGGAATCGAATCGTCACCTAATCCAGCATATCTAACCTGACTCCCGTGATCTACTCCAGGAGGTATTGCCGCATCTAGATATTCTTTTTTACCACTAGGTAAATTAAATTGTATATTTACTGCTGTACCTGTAAAAACTTCTTTAAAATCTATAGGATAAGTTATATGCACATCTTGATTACGTTGTTGTCTCCTTCCCATATTGAAACCAAAGTTTGCAAATATATCTTCAAAATTTCCACCCATTCCTCCTTCAAAAGGGTTCGTTGTGTTAAAATGAAACTGGGTCTGAGGATTATCGTATTCTTGTTTTTTCTCTGGATCCTTTAATGTATTATATGCTTCATTGATTTCTGCAAATGTTGCATGATCACCACCTTTGTCTGGATGGTGTTTCAGAGCAAGTTTTTTATAGGCTTTTTTAATATCTGAAGAGGAAGCATTTCGAGACACTCCTAGACGTTCATAGTAATCCATACTATTACTTATTGTGTTTATTTCCTAGACTTGTCAGTTCCGGTGTATAAGCCAAACCATGCCGCACCAGCGCCAACAACAATACTAATCAAACCGGATTGTTCCATTGTTGGATCTGCAAGATCCATGTACCAAATGACACATTTGTAAAGTAAAACAATGTACACTGTTAAAAATAATCTTGGAAAAATTCTCCAAGCATCTACAGCCCGTGCCATGTGAATAACTTTAGCATATGGATTAGGACCTAAGTCTTTTACACTTGTATCAACTTCTAAATCAAGTTTTACTTTTTTTGTTGCGCCTTCGCTCGATGCTGGTACAGCAACTTGTACGTCATGTTTTGGTTCAGATTTTGTTTCTAATTCTTCAAGACTTTTTCTTGGCATTTTTGCCCTCCAATTTTTCTAAACGTGCTTCTAGCTCGTCTATTTTTGATGTGATTTTAGGATATTTAATACGCCAAGCATTTGGATCATTTTGAAACCAAGTCCACCCCCAACGTATTGCTAGATATTCAAGAGTTGCGTCAAACTTACGCACAGCCCATATTGCCATTTTTGTGTCTTTAAACCAAAACAAAAATGCGGCACCAAATAAAGAGCCTGCAAGAGCTGTGTATATCCACAGTCTATCAGACGCCATTCTTTCAATCATTTCCCACATAGTTTATCCCTCATTACTATGTGTATTTATTATCTATTTGAATGGATTTATCTTGTCTAGTACAGATTCTTCTGGGACAGAATTTTGTGCATCAACTTCTGCTTGAGCACCTTCTATTTGATTATTAGCATTTTCTAATGCTTGTTCTGATTCTTCATAATAGTTTTGATAAGCGGCTATGATTGCTTTCTGCTGTTGTAATAGTTTCATAATATCACTCATATTCATTGCAAGTATTTCATAACCATCATCTGTTAAACCTATAAGCACAGGATCTTTTTTATCTTTTTTAAGTTTTTCCCAAACTTCTTGTGCATTTTCTTCGTTTATAACTATCCATTGTAAATCTTTCAATCTTAATTCTTCTGCAGGGGGTAATACAAGTTTAGGTTTTTCAATTGGCTTTGCACTTATTTCTAACATTCTTGGTTTAGCAGTACAACCTGCTAAAAGAGCTATTGCTATAAACGCTACTAATACATGTTTCATAAATTTTTCCTTTTCCATGCATCGGATTGAATATTAGGATCAAAGTTAGGATTTGCTGTTCGCCAACATTCTGGATTGATTTCGCTTGGTTTAGTAGCACTAAGTTCCTTTTCTGTAAGTGGACTTCCACTAAATATTTCTAAGCAACGCTGTGCATTTTTTGTTGCATTATTTAAAACTTTTTCAGTTAGTGCTGGCTTTGCAACACCACTAGCACCTATATCATGTCTGCTTAGTCTATCTTCTAATGCACGATTTCTATCGTTTATTGATTTCCATTCTTCTTGTAGTTTTGCATTTTCTTTTTGCATAGTTTGGAAAGCGGCAGTTTGAGCCGCTAACGCTTGTTCATTTGTTTGCACTGCTGTTTCTAGTTTTGCGTTATTTTCGTTTAAGATAGCAATACGCTCTTGCGTGTCATTGTAGTACCAATAACCTGCGGCTGCCATTCCTGCTGTTAAGAAGAAAAACACAATTGCTAACTTAGCACCCATACCGCCTACCCTAGTAACTTTCCCAGTGTTTTAGGTCCTACAATTCCGTCTGCAACAAGTCCTTGACTTGCTTGCCATTCTTTTACTTTACGTGCAGTACCTGGACCGAAGATACCGTCTGCTGGAGCAATATTTAGTTTCTCTTGAACTTCTGCTACCAGCGGACCTCTTGATCCTTGCTTTACTGTTTGATTATAATCAATAGTTGGTTCTTCATAATCTCCACCAAGTACATCAATTGCATGTAAGTAATGTTTTTTACGATCGTCTAAACCAATTGTTCCGCCGTTGATACGTTTTGTTGCACCAACAACGTCCATTGCATCACACCATTTGTTAATATTATTTTCGTCCCAGAACCAACATGCTGAGTCTAGTGCGCCTTTCTTTGTGCGTACATAGTCAACTGCTTCTTCTGGAGTCATGTCTACTGCTTTACCGAATTGAGTATAGTTATAACGTCCTGTAAGTTGTAGTATTCCACCACCCCTGAAACGCCAACCGTCACCACTATCAGTATCGCCGTTGTCCATGCGGTTAGCATATATAACGTTCGCAATTCTTTCAGGTTGTCTATGATAATCTTGTGCATTTCTACCTGCCCTTATAAAATATTTAGGGAAGATTTTATTTAGAGCCGCGGCGCTGTAGTTTAAGTTTTCACTTAGTACCCTAAAGCCGCCCGATTCGTGCCCACACTGAGCAAGAAACATTGCAACCCTTTCGATTGTATCAACTTCCCATAGAGGTAATATCTCACACATTGCCTCATACCATTCTTTCCAATCGTCTCTATGGATAAGCTCTTCAGCCATCCATTCTTCAAATTCAAATTTAAAATGTTCTTTAGCCATTTTCCTGATCCTTATTTTCGCACGATTTACATCTGCAATGATCACACACTTTTATTTGATAAGAAGCACCATTATAATCAGTCTCTTGTCTATGATACGGCGTGCCACAATGTGAATCATGTCCGCAATTTTTGCAACTGTGCATATGGGTATTTATGTTATACGTTCTAGGACTAGTGTATGTCCTGAATTATCAAGCGTTAATTTGCTACCGTATTTTGTTATATTATAATCACCTATGTACTTGCTTAGAAAAATTATTTCAGCAAAATCGTTTGTGTTAAATGCTTCCGTTAATCTATCAAATACATTCTGTGTTTTACCAAAATCTATATATTTAAAATGTAATGGGTCAGCAAAAGGTTTTTTTATAGTTATGGAATCGCCTTCCATAACAACTTGATCCACATAGCTTTTATTAAAGAAATTTTTATAATTATTCATTCTAGTTTCTTCAACTTTTATACCATAGTTATCAGGATCTGTTGGTACATGTTCTGTTAAACTATCTAAAGATAAATCATGTCCATCAAAACTTTTGTAATATCTAAAACGCCAATCACTTATGTCAGTAAGTTTTCCTACGCCATCCATTATTTCCATGATGTTTTCATTGCTATTTCTGTTACGCTCTAGTTCTACGAATACTTTGTAAGTGCCATCTGATTGTTCACCAGCTGTAACATCAGCATCTAGTATAAAACTATAGCCACCTTCTAAAAACTTTACTAAATCATCTGCAGGTTCTTTGTGAGACACACTAAAACTTAATGTAACGATATTTTTATCTTCGCCCATTTTACTTGCATACGAATCAATTTCAAAAACATTATCTACAAGATTTGCTAGGTCTGAATTACGAAGTCCCATTATACTGCTCCTGGTGTTGGTGCTGCCGGATCACCTGCATCTACTGCCATTGCATCTGCCGCTCCTTCTGCTGGCTGTCCTTCTGGTGCTACATTAGGTGTAGGCTCTTCTATTTGTTGTCTAGTTCCGCTGTATATATCAGCGATAAGTTTTTTTGGCATTTCAATTTTAACTAACCAAATTGCATGTTTATCTAGTTTACCTTTTTTAGTACCAGGACGTATATCATCTGGTTCACGAATTTTTCTAGGCTTGATAACATAATCTTTGCTAAAGTAAACTTTACAATCATAATCTAGTAATCGTTTGCCACCCATTGGATCAGGCATTTTTTTCCTTGGCCACATAAATGAACAAGATACCCAATGCCTATCAATTGTAGGTCCTTTTGCAAGCTCACCATCTTCCCAATTTTGAAAGACATAGATATCTAGTTCATCTAGAACTCTTTCAAAATCTTTAAGCACTTGGAATGCTGTATTACTATCGTATATTCCTTCGATGTTTTTTACAACGTCATATATGTCTTGCATGTTGATTTCCTATAATACTAAGTTATTTATCCGGATTTGCACGTTAATAAACATTTCTAATATTCTTTATAATTCTATGCTAAATACATTTGTAGGGCACAAGCCCAACAGGGCACAAGCTCTACTTACATAATCCATGTAAGGAGGACACTTAATGGGTGCAAAAAAGAGAGCGGCTCGGTCGCATTCTAATTACAACAATGTTGTAAATATAAACACTTTTCAAAAAAAACAATCAGTCAATATAATTCCAAGGAACAAAAATCAAGAACAATATATACTAACTCTACTAGACGAATCCAAAGATATAGTTTTTGGAATCGGCCCTGCAGGTACGGGAAAAACTCTGTTAGCGGTTCAAGTAGCAGTAAAGTTGTTTAAGGAAGGCAAAATTGATAAGATTATTGTAACAAGGCCCGCAGTTAGTGTGGACGAAGATTTAGGATTTTTACCAGGTACATTAGAACAAAAAATGGCACCGTGGACTAGACCTATATTTGATGTTCTACGCGAATACTTTAATGCTAGAGAGATCGAAGGAATGATTGAAGAAGGCATTATTGAGATAGCACCACTAGCTTATATGCGAGGCAGAACTTTTAAGCATAGCTTTATTCTTGCAGATGAAATGCAAAACGCAACACAAAATCAAATGAAAATGTTATTAACACGTTTAGGCGAAGGATCAATGATGGCTGTTACAGGCGATTTAGCACAAGCAGACAGGCTTAAAGATAACGGTTTAATTAACTTTACAAAACTGTTAAAAACAAAAAATACAACTCATTTGGACGTAGTCCACTTTACCCAAGGAGACATCGAAAGGCACGAGGCAGTAAAAGAAGTCCTCCAAGTCTATGGTGACGAATAATGAAAGGGGCTTTATGCCCCTTTCAAATCTTCTGCTAACGGAAAAATCTTAGCAATAACTTTTGCACATTCATGTGCAATTTCCATATGCTCTTTTTGTGTGCCATTAGCACCACGTAGTTCAATGTAATGAATCCAGCTACGCAAACTACCATTCATATACAATGTAGTTTTAGTAATACCTTCTGGTAATAATTTACGTGCTTGTTCTTTGGCAATACCCATTTTGATTGCACGATCATATTCCTTTTTTGCAAGATGTGCAATACGCATCTGTGCATGTAGCCAATCTATTTGTAATTTTTTATCTTCTACTTCGATAGAATTTTGCCTATTCTTTTCATCTTGAAGCCTTGCTTCGCTGTATATAAACATATTGCCTTGATCCTCTGGCTTTGCATACCTTTGTGAAAATTCTTGAAAAGCAAAACTTCTATGTCGTACAATTTGATGTGCAATATCTCGTGTGGTAACTATTTCCATACAAGCGTTGACCATTTCTAGTGGGCTCCAGTGTGCATGTTTAATCAAATACTTTACAAGTTTTTCGCTCGTTTCTGAATTCATTTGATTACTAGGATTGCTTACCCTTGCACAAAATGCAACAAGGTCAAGGAGATTTTTATCTCCCATTCCTTCGTTTATAAATTCATCTGTTGGTGTAGTATAACTTACTAATCTAACGGCCATGTTGTTTCTCCTTTAAGTTCCTCTATTCTTCTTTGTAAAAATCCAATTGTTGTATGAATATGCCCAGTGTCATGTGGTTGTAACAATGTTTTATAATATTCAATTTCTTCTTTTAAGACATCTATTCTTACAATGTCATTAATGAGTTTTTTATTTTTCATATCAAATTATAGTTTACAATGCATCTTGGTGAATGTGTTGGTATACCAGCGGCATGCGGTATCAACCCATTAAATAACACAGCTCGTCCCTTTTTAGGTTTTACAGAGTCTATTACGGTTTCATAATCTTTTTCAAAGAAAACTGTATCACCTTCTGAATCATTTACATAATAAATTAAACTTTTATGCGGAAAATCTAAATCAACATGCGGAGCATGGTGTGTCATTTCTGTTTTATATGGAACAGTTAAAAATATTCTTGCAAATAATACATTTTGTAGACTTGGCATTACTGTTGTTGCAATTTTGCTAAAATTTACAAGGTGATTACTATACTCTGCACTGCTTTTTAAAACATGTTTGAAACTAATGGGCTTTGTTGTTTCTGTAAATGCTGTGGGCTCATATTTGCATTTAAATTCAACACTTGGTTCTATTTCAACATTACTAGTCATACCTAAAGTAATTGCTTCGTAATAATCTTGTAATTCTTTTGGTATACAATCATCTATTATATCTATCATTAACCTGTCCTATGAATAATGTGTAGTCCGTATGGGCTTTGTATTGGCTCGTCTAGCAAATCGCCTACTTGGTGTATAAGGCATGCATTATATAATTCTGGAGTTACACCATCATTGAGATCAAACCATCCTAAGTCACCATCTCTATACCAGCTATGCTCGCAGGCACTGTGTTCCTTGACTGCTTTCTCCCAACTAATCTTACCGTCTTTCAATTCTTTTATAATTTCTTTTGCTTCAAAAACTGCAAAAAATAATCCTCTGCTATGCGTACTATTAATTGCTTCATCATAACTAAGCAAAATATGACTACATCGAACTTTTTTCATGTGATTGAGATTGAAAGTTTTCTCTAACATGATGCTCCTTTGTTAAAATAATCTTATCTTGAAATAGCCTACTATTGAATGCTATTTGATCTAAAACTTGTTGTGTTACATATTGATAACTATGAACGGTAATTCCTACAGTGATCCTATCTTGATCTTCTTGTACCGCCGGAACCATATGAAAAAGCTCGCACGGAAAAACATGAATCCAACCTTTTTTGTTTTCTTTAACAACTGCTTTCTCGTTAAACGGTTTATATGTAATACCAGGTTTTGTTGGACCGTCTATGAATATATTTGCACTAAAACTTTTGCCCATCCATCCGTGATGATTGTGCCAATCAATACCTTGTCCTTTTCTATAGACATTTACCCAACTCTGCACAACCACAGGCCATTCTAAATCGTGATTGGTTTGACTTAAAAAGTCTGCAAATCTATCTGCATAATGTGGATGTGCCGCAAAGAAATTGTACCTGAAGTAATTATTTGTTGTCACAACATTTCCCAGAGTGCGTTCCTTACCTTCAAAATCCTCATAGCCATTATCTATAAGTTCTTTTTCTATATTATAAGCATACTGTTTTATGCTATCACATTCTTCTTCTGTAAAGAAAGGTAATTCAAGTACATTGTCTTCAAAGGGCATTAGTCACCTCTGCCTGGCTTTTCACTAAAGTGTTCTGGGTATTTATTTGGTACTCCATTCCATTCTTCTGCATCTGAAGGGACGTCTTCTTTGCGTACTTGTGTAATATTTGGCCAAAGGTCTGCGTACTTTCTATTGATTTCTTCCCACTTTACTTCTTCTTCTGGACTGAACTGATTGCCAGGTAAGATAGCATCTGCAGGGCATTCAGGCTCACAAACACCGCAGTCAATACATTCATCTGGATGTATTACTAGCATGTTTTCGCCTTCGTAAAAGCAATCTACAGGACAAACTTCTACGCAATCCATGTGTTTGCATTTGATACAGTTTTCGTTTACTAGATATGTCATATTAAAATGGCCTCTTCCATTGTTTTGCAGTTTCGTATAATTGGTAGTCATACATTTCTGCATCGATTAATTTTTGAATATCAGGTTGTTTTTTTACATCATCTAAGGTCCAGTATTGCTTGATACTTTCATTTTTTATTCCTGTATTCATAAACTCTAAACCTGCATAGTTACAAAAGTCCTTAATACTAGTATTCAACATCTCGGTCCTTGTCAGCCACCAAATTTCTGGGAAGAAATTTTCAGCTAGTTTGTACCAATCAATTTCTTTTTCTTCGATAGGTGGATAAAACATCCATTGTGGCCAGGTCAGTGGCACTGCTTGTTCTGCAGGAATACCTGCATCTGGACCGAACACATAAACAGGATGTCTTTGCCAAGTATCATTTTCTCTGTGTAAAAAACTTTTGATTAACCATTTACATTGAATATTACTTTCAAAAGTAGAATCTTGGTAATATTCCCATAATGTATCATAGTCGCTTGCTACTTTCCTTTGGTGACAAGCATTTTCGTTCATAAACGGAGTGCTTAGTGCAAATGATGATGGATCTTGTGTTAAGGTTGCTAATGAATGCCTGTAATTGAAAGAACTCAAACATCTTTCTACAGGATGTCTTATAGTAGAAAATATTCTTGGTTCTCTTTGAATCCTTAACCATCTATGGCTATTACAAAATATACTATGACCAGTCATAATTTTAATTTGGCGTTGTTGTTCTGTTGTTCTGTAAATCAAATTAGGAATTTTATGATTTTCATAAGCCTTTTCAGACCAATTTTGCACATAATTATACTGCTGTAAATATCTATCTTTTTCACGATCTGACCAATGTCCTACAGCGTGTTCAATAAATGTTCCTCCTGTACGGGGAATATGTAAAAATAAATAAACAGGGTTTGTCATTATAATCTCGCAAGTCTTATTAGCGTTGCCGCTAAATTAATTTCTGGATCAGCTACCAATGCATGATCTACCAGTCCTTGTTTAATAGTGAGTACTGCTGTGTCTTGTTTTTCCTCATCACCAAACAATTCTATGTTGTCATAAAGCCAACGATAAATTTCTTCCATTTCTTCTGGGCGAACTGCGCCACACAAAAGTTTACGTGCATCATTTATCTTGCCTGCTTTGAATAACTCAACCATATCAAGTTTCCAGTCGCTTTCGCCTGTGTCACCTTCGTTTGGTCTTAGTAAACTGTTATCTTGTACATTCATTTGTACAGTATTAATACATTTACGCAAGTCTGGATAAGTTGCTTTCACATATGTATCTAATATGTCAAGATCTGGAGTGACACCTTCATTGATAAGAATCTCAGCGACACGAGCAGTAAACTCTGTTTGATCGATCTTGGCAATATGGAAGCCTTGGCACCTACTGTGCAAAGCTGGAATAATCCTGTTAGGATAATTACAAGTAAGAATAAAACGGGCCGTTGTATGATATTCTTCCATAACACCACGTAGTGCGGCCTGTGCATTTGGTGATAAGTAATCTGCTTCATCTAATAGTACAACCTTAAATTCTCCAAAAGGAATCATCTGTACAAAATTTACAATTTTGTCTCTTACGTCATCAACTGAGTTTGTTCTACTTGCGTTGATTTCTAAAATATCTAAATCTATTATTTCTAGCTCGTTGAATAACAGTTTTGCTAAAGTCGTCTTGCCAATGCCAGCATTTCCAGAGAATAATAAGTGTGGAATAGTTTTGTCTTTTATCCATGTCTTTACCTGCTTGCGTTGTGCTTCATCTCTAAATACATATCCATCTATCGTTTTAGGACGATACTTTTCTACCCATAGTTCTTTCAAAACATTCCTCCTGCTAAAAATCTTATTATACTAGTACCTAGTATAACACAAAGTACTGCGTTGAGCAATAACAAAGCTCTGTCATGCCACAAATAACCTACCCATGCCCAGCCAATTGTTCCTATAAAACTTAAAAATACGTCATATATTTTAGGAACTTCATCTACACTTCTACACATTACTGCAACAAGAATAAATGCACTTGCAATCCATTTGACATACCAAGATAAATCACCTTTAGGTGTAACCTTTTTATATACACGACTAGAGTTAAGTTTTTTAATCTTGTCGTCAAGTTTTTCTTGAATTGGTTCTATGGTCATTTCTTCTTTCTTATATGTTGGTAATCTAAATATTGAGAGCACCATTCATAAAAACTTTCATTGTTCGCAGGCCAACATTCTGCAAACACTTTATCTTTTTTACGCATTTCTCTATAAACTTCTCTAACTTCAGCTTCTGTTAATAATTTATCTTCCACTAGTTACTCCGAAGTGTTTATATGATTGTTGAACACATTTTGCTTGGTAGTAACAATCTGCTAATGCATTATGTAATTGTTCTTGTATTTGTTTTCTTGGATCTTGTGGCATCATTGCAAAAAGTGTTCTACTATCTCTAATTTGCCAGTAGTTCCAAGGTACCGGTTTACCTATGTTTTTGTATAAGTCTTGTAGTATTACAAAATCAAATGTTGGACCTTGGCACCAAATATAGTCTAAACCAACACACCATTTGTTAAGTTGTTTTGTAAGATCATCTGTAGTTACACGATCATGATCACCAAATGCTTCATCTTGTATTTGTTGGCTTTGCTTGCTCCACCATGCTAATGTATTTTCATCAATAGATCTGCCTAATTTATCTGATTGTTCTTGTACGTCTCCTCTTAGATATAAAGGAGAATGGGGCTCTTCATCTGAGAAAGGATTAAACTTTATAGCACCTAGAGTCATAACCACACTATTAGGTTCAACACCTAATGTTTCTAAATCTATCATTCCATGTGTAGCCAAAAGAAAACTCCTAACAATTTATTACATTATAGCGTAAATGTTGTTAGGAGTCAAGTAAAATTTTATTCACGATTGCCCAAAAGAGCAAGTAACATTTGAAATAAATTGATAAAATTCAAATATAAGCTGATTGCAAATTGGATACCATATCTAGGATCACCGCCATGATTACGATATATAGTTTTTGCATTTTGAGTATCCCATGCTGTTAATCCTGTAAAGATAAAAACACCTAAAATACTAATTGTAAACATAAGAGCTGAACTTGCCATAAACAAATTAACAATGCTTGCGATAATAATACCAATTAATCCCATAAACAAGAAATGACCGAATCCGGTAAGATCACGTTTCGTAGTATATCCCCATAAACTTGCGCCAGCAAATGTCGCGGCTGTTATAAAGAATACTTGGGTAATACTGTAACCAGTGTACACTGCAAAAATAGGAGCAAGTCCTACGCCCATTACTGCTGTGAATGCATAATAAAATGTTCTTAATTTATCATATGACCAATTTCGTCCTGCAAAAGAATACCAAATAATCATTCCTAAAGGTGCAAATGCAAACAACCAAATAGAGTTGGCCATTGCAAAAAGCAATCCTGTTGAATATACTAACCATGCGATTATACCACTAACAGCAAGTCCTGCCGCGGTGTGATTATACATGTTTAGCATAAATTCACGCAAACCTAAATCATATTGTTCACGTGCTTCTGTAATTGTACTCACTACAAATCTCCTTCTTTTCTATTTTCACTGTAAAATACATCAAACTCACCACCCGGATAACGTGCTTTTAATTTATTAACATTTTCAGCAACTACATCGTTAGGGTCCAAACCAAGAGCACGGCAACTATTAATCCAATACCACATAATGTCACCAAGTTCTCGTTTGCAATGAAATACAGTTTCATCGTCCATTGGTTTACCTTGGAAGATACACTTCTTAACAATTTCTGCAAATTCTCCTCCTTCACTTGCCATACCTATTGCACCAGTCATAAGCAGAGCAGGATTAATACCTGCATCACTTAAAACTTCCATGCGTTTGTTCATAGCACCAAAAGCATTGCTTTCACTGCTTGTTACTTCTTGTACAAAATCCATGTACGAATTTAGATCTACTTTACTCAATTTATCCTCTATACATTTACAAAAGAAGAAGGATCAACAGTTACACCTTCTTTATCATTATATTCTGCGCCGATACGTAATCCTGTTTCGGGCTGTTCTTCACTCCAAGCAAGAATACTTTCTGCTTCAACCATTCTTACTTCTAAATCTTTTTCTTCTTGTTCTAAAAGAACACTTCTTGTCCATCGTCCATGTTCTATAAGCACCCAATGACCAATTTCATATGGATCATTATTCTTAGGACCTTTGTCGTAAACTTTACCCCAGCGTGGATAAATTCCTCTAGTTTGACCATCGTCACTGGAAATTATTAAACCACCTGCTGTTTTTTGTTCACCAAAATCCATATGTGTTACTAATACACGATTACCTATTGCAGTTAAACTGCCTTGGAACTTTTTAAAATGTACGCTCATCTTATCCTCGTTTTACAAAATTACCGTCTGCGTCTTCTACCCAATCATCAGTTAGATCTTTTTCGTGTTGTGCAATAGGTTTTTCTTCCTTTACACTAGGATTAGATGCATAGTATTCTTTCATTACATCTTCACGCTTACGGACAATTTGACCTCCTGGGCCTAATTCGTCACCTCTAGCATTTACACGAGCATTGCCTACTGCGACAGTTAGTTCGTTTTTTTGACGTAACATGTCCATATCTACAACTTTTCCGTTTGCACTTTTATAGACTTTACGTCCTGTTTGTTTCATTGGCATAATTATACCTCCTGTTTATGTTACTTATCTTAAGAACTCTCTCCAATCCAGGCCATATTGGATTGAATTTATACGATGTACACCGATCAAATACAACACATAACTTGCTACACTTGACCCACGACCTACACCCCATACAATATCGTTTTCACGCATAAAGTCCACAAGATAAACCATATAGCGTAATAGCGGTAGCATACCTCGTTTGTTAAACTCTGCATATTCTTCAAAATAACGTGTAAGTTCTTCTTGTGTTTTACATTTACTTTGTAAATATTCTGAAATGTCCATGTTCTTGTATTCGTCAGGCATAAACCATTCACTTTGACATACACCGTCAAAAGTCTTTTGATCTACATCTAATGGAATATACTTTTGCAATGGAGTCAAACCTTGCTCTTGCATTGCACTGTTAAATTTATCTACGTCATCACTTGGATCACACAGAACCACATGACATTTATCTGCATGTCCAGAATAGATCATATCAATCAAATCCTGATTAGAAAATCTGGGTATACCTAAAGAGTCTGTTTTCATAAGCATATGTGTATATTAACTGATGTTAATAAGATTGTCAAGAGAATTATCGTCGTTATTATTGTTTTGTGTTAAACTTTTGGCTCTTCTTGCTTTTGCTTCTTCACGAAACATGTTTAGTACAGCACCAACTTGCTCTTGTAGTGCAGGATTTTTAGCAAGAAAATATTTGCGGGATAGCTCTTGGACTTTATTTTCTATTTCAGCATCTGAAAGATCTTCAAAACTATCCACTAAAGGATTAAACATTAATCAAACACACCATGATATTTTGCAAATACAGTGATACCATCATTGATAGTCCAAAAATCAACAATTATTGGATTAGTTTGACTAGATACAACAAACGATGCAGGCCATGTTGAATCAGTTTTAAATGATCCTCCACCAGCTGCCGCCCATATAATTGTTCTGTTATTTCCATCACTTGTAATTTGTAATCTCATTTTTCCTAATTTTGCACTGCTAGGAAAATCTGCAAGAGTTAATGTTACATCTGCGCCAACTTGAATAGTTTGGTAATGGCCAAATTCCCAACTTATATTCTGGCTTGCTGTAACATTTCCGTATGCATAAACTGTTTCTGTATTTTTAAGAAATTCTGCTTCGCTTATAACACTGCCGTTAAAGTCATTATTTGCATTCAGTTTTGCTGTGTTATCTTGTAATGCTGTAATTTCGTCGCGAGCTGTTTCTAGCCCTGTTTTCGTTACTGAAAAATTAGTACGAAACCCTTGGCTATCGTTATCTTGCCCTGCAACTGGGTATTCTGCATTAAACCCTGTTGTAATAATTGTACTGGCCATATTTTATTTCTCCTGCAATATATTTATCATAGTTATACGTTGTATTCATAGTTTGCGAATACAATGTATTGTTCGTTAGATTGTCCTGTAGTCGAATCTATTATTACCCTATCTATGTCTAAGTCATATGTAGTAAAGTCTATATTTCTTAAATTAATTAGATTTGCAATGTTTTTGCTAGTTCCTGGCTTACAATAACAGAGAGGAATCGCATTTACTAAGCCTAACTGGGCAATTTGACCTTCTTGACTACTTTGCATCCACAAAGGCATAAAGTTCTTTTCAGTTTCACCTATTGCTCTAATATTATCCCTAATATGAGTCAAACTGCTGTTATATCTTGTTGTATCATATAAGCCGTCAACAGTCAAAGCATTTAGATCTACTGTTATTGTATTTTCAGGAGTAGGTCGTAATTTTCGACTTTTTAGCACTCCTGGTGTAAATGGTAAACTTGCTGAGGATCCGTCACGTTTTTCTATATGTATTGTATCAGATACCTGTTGTGGTATTTCATTTGTTGTTACATTAATTTCTTTGAGGAATACGTTTTCTCTAGTTGTAATATTTAAATTATCTGCAAATATAATTTTTGATTTTCCGTCTTCTCTAGATGTATACGGCAGAGAAGACAATTCTGCATCATAACTATCATCTTGATAATCATACTTAGAACTGTTAATTAAAACTTTTTCTTTGTTCTTTATTGTAATTTGTTTTTTAGTTTTTTGTTGTGTGTTACTTTGTTGTTTGTCTTTAACTTCTAAGTATACAACTTCATAAACTACATCATTTGTTCCTGGAGTTTTGGCTACGGCTGTTTTTACTGCTCCAAATGTCAATCTTTTTCTTTTGGCGTTTTTAGATAATGCACCTACATAGTTACTGATATCTTTTGTTTCTATGCCAGGATATAATAACATTTTAATTTTAGTTTGTAATCCAAAGTTAGGATCATTTGGTCTGTATAAAAGTTCAGGGGCAAAGATTTCGCTATCATTTATTAGATCATTAAATTGTTTTCTTTTACTGCTAGTCATTAGAGGTGACATATACAGATTGCTGTAAAGTTTATCATCAGGGTCTGATAGTGTTATTGTAAACTGTCTGTCAATTGCACTAAATCCAAATTTGTCTTGTGCAGTAGCAGTGAAAGTAAAAGTTCTATCAAGCCTGGTTTCATTTTGATCAAATTTTGTTTGTTGCGAATCAAACACAGTCAGTCCTGGTATATCAGAAGATCCAAAACTTCGAACCTTACCAATTATTTCACCATCTAAAGCTAATGTTAATCCTGGAGGCAGAGTACCTGATTTTATAGTATAGAACAATGCTCCGTTTGGTACAGTTGTTGTAGCTTTTAAACTTAATGTGCTAATATAGTTTGCACTGAAATCTCCTAGATCTTTGGGAGTTACCCAAGCAATCGTACTATCAACTTCACCTAATAATTTTATCGTAAATGTTTTTGAACTTAGAGCAACTTCTTCTTCAACTGCTGTAATAGTTCCTAAATCAATACTTGTAGCTTTAGGAATTGAATCAATCAACACAGTTGTTAAATTTAATATATCATAATCTGTGCTTTGCTTAGTTAAAACATTGTTGACAGTATATGTTCTTCCTGCGTATGTGAATTCTCTGCCAGGAACTTGACTAACATAATCAGGATCGAATTTATTAACCTTTAATTGGCTTAGTCCTGCCGCTGTTCCTTCGTATGCATATTTTAATAATTGAATCCTATCTGCATCGTAACCTATACGTTGAGCGGCAACAGTAAATTTATATTCTTTTGTTATAGCTGGTTGATAAGGAACTCTACCTGCTATTTCTCCACTTGTTGTGTCTAATGATAATCCAGGAGGCAGTATGCTTGGAGAGCCGTCATCGTTGGTTGCTTTCAAATAGTAACTTAATACACCACTTAATGTGTTTGGATCAATAACATCTAATACAAGAGTTACGTAATTGTTAGCCCTTCTAAAACCAAAATCACTTGGTGTCAACCAAATAGGAACTCTAATGTGTGTAATGTCTGCGGTAAATGTTCCTGAACCAACAACCATAATAGTGTTATCTGCTCTTAGGAAATCGTCTCCTACTACATATAATCTAAATGTTCGCTCAGCAGTTGTATCACCATCACTTGCTGTAACAGTAAATTGGTAATATCTATTTAATTTTTTTGGACTGCGTGTAGGAGTTGATAAATCGTAAATTGTTGTATCGTAATAAAAACTATCAAAACCATTATTATCAGGTACACTCCAGTCGTATCCTGTTTGCAAATCTTGATCTAATCCTACATAATCTTCATCATATCTGCCACTTTCACTAGCAAGATCAATTGCTCTAATAGGATCTACAACGCCAACAAGTCTACCGTCTTTTGTTAGTTGAATGCCTGGAGGTAATTCTCCTGCTTTGCTACCTAAAAAATATTCTATTGTTTGTCCTGCTTCTACATCAGTGTCTAAAACTTCTAATTGGAAATCTATAGGAGCACTATCAAGTATAAAATACGTATTGTTGTTACCAGCCGCAAGTAAGTCCTCTGGTGTAACCCATTGAGGAGCATCTGGACCTTGTACTTTTATTTTGTAGGTCCTATCACTTATCTCATTATTAAATGTTGCTCTTAATACAAAAGTAGATATAGTATCTCTTGCAACTTCTCTTGGAGTGCCTTTTAATTGTATACCATCAAGATATATTCCTGCAGGTAAACTTCCACTTATTAGTGTTACAGTTGCTTGTGTTTCAGATAAAGGAAGTGTAAACGGAGCAATAGTTACTTGCTCGTTTAAAGTTAGTATTGTATCACCTGAATTTTTTGTCCAATAATTAGCCATATATTATTCCCTATATAGCATATTTATCGTTATACTATAGAGCCATAGTTTGAGTTTATAGATGCTGGCGCTGTTACAGAACCATAATCTATGCTAGATGTTGCGACTAGATAATCTAATCCTTTTGTTACATCAACTGTTATACCACCTAAGTCAAATCCTCTTACATTTCTAAGTCCATTGTACATTTCAGTAACATCTATACCATCTACTGTTCCTGTCAAAGCACCGCTTATTGAATTCGCTTCTATTTGGCTTACATTTGTAATATTATTTGTCTGTCCGTTTAGATTTCCGCCTAATGAAGGATTAGTGTCGCTTTGTACAAGACCATTTGAATCAACTGCTACTGTAATTGTGTTACTTAATACTGTGGTGTTTATGTTTTGTCCGCCTTGAACAATTAATGTTCTATTAGCACCTGCAATTGCTCCTGTGCCGCTTGTGCCTTGCAAGTTTATTGTTCCTGGATTTCCTATTGTAATAGTATTTGCATCAGAAGTTAATGTAACGTTGTCTCCTGCTACTAAACTTTTGAATCCAAGTACACCATTTTCTTTTGAATAAAATAATCCTTCACCACTTCCTAAATTAGTTGCAGTTGCCTGAGATTGTACTCTTGTATCTAGATCGTCAAAGTTATTATTTACTTTTACAAAAGCCTGGCGAAGATCATCACCAGTGCCGTCGTTTGCAAGTGTTCCTACATTAATTCTTGTTATCGCCATTACTATTTCCTTATATTGTATTTACCAGATAAATTATTTACATAAGGTGTAGCTTTTGCATACCTCTGCACCAACACCCTTCTAGGACCACCCATTGCGTTATCTGTACTACCATAACCTGTCAACGTGCCTGCAGGCATTGTGTTCACTGAATCATTATGTAGCATTGTTCTTAGTTCGGCAGGTGATATTCCTGGGTTTGCTTGTAGATATAATGCACCCACACCACACACTTGCGGTGAAGCCATGCTAGTACCATTGATGTTACACTGTCTAAAATTGCTATCTCCCCAATATGCGGCATCACCAAATTTATTTGTGTTGCTTGTACAACTTGTAATTTCGTCGCCTGCCGCATAAATGTCAACACCTGGACCAGTTGTACTGAAACCGACTTTTCGATCACCTGTTGCGTTTTCACTTAGAAGACAGCCTACCATAAATGCTTCGGTACTATATGGTGAACTTCCTCTATGGTACTCAACATTCACACCTGATCTAAGGAAAGAGTTATTATAGTCATCCCCACCACTAACATCAACTTTAAAGCTATTGTTGCCTGCGGCTATGCAAACATGCACACCTTCATCAATTAATTCATCTACATCAGTATCTACACTTGCTAAACGAAAAGGAGCTCTGTATCCACTTGTAGTAAAATATGGATATAATCCGTATGTATCTCTCATATGTGTGTTTGGACTTGTACTAAAACTAGCGTCATTGCCGCTGTTGTACGTTACTCCTCTATATGTTATACTAGTGAGACTGCTTGCTGGATAACTATACCCCCAGCTTGCATTTATTATAGTTGGTCTCTTTCTGCCAGTAATAGGATCTATTGGTTTGTTTCTATGCCATAGTTTTATTACATCAAATACATCGTTAATTGAAATACCAGTGCCGCTATCTCCTGTGCCTTCTAATCCATTAACTTTGACAGAAAATATTTGTGCGTTCCTAGCCCAACCAAATGTTTTTCCAACTGCTGTGCCTGCAACATGTGTTCCGTGACCATCTGTATCTCTATAATGATTGACATTTTGTGTACCTGACAATCCACTAGCTGTGTACCAGTCAATTTGGTTTACACGACTAACACCATTTGCGTCTTGAAACTCTGGATGATCAACCTGTAATCCGCTATCTTGTATTACAACATCAACACCTGTTCCATCCAAAATATAATCATAGGTTCCAGATAAACTAGGATACCATGCTACTGTTTCTTCAGTAATGTTATGTCTATGTTTACCCCAATCGTAGTATTGTCCGCTATCAGATGTGCCTTTATAAAAAGTAACATTCTCACTTGCGTTATATCCAATTTCTAAATTACTATCTTGGTCAGGTGGAATAGCAACATCCAAAACTCTGTTGTCGTTTTTTAAACTGTTTGCTTCTGCATCTGTCAGTGCATAGTGTGTATTCCGTTGTGATCCTGGTCTAGCGTTTGCAACATCTACAGTCCTATTAGGAATATCACCAGCACCTGTTGATGCAATCATTTCTTGATTAAATTGTGTGTAGTCTACACCTTTGTTTAAGGTTACAATGTATTCTTTTTCACTCATAGGTGTTCCTTAAACTACTGGAGTCATATCTAAACTATACCATCCGCCATTAGCATAAACTTCAAATCTATTTTGATCTGTGTTATAAATCATATCACCACTAACCGCTGATAATGCATCTCTTTCTGCCGATGTGAAATTTGCTTGATTAATTGGACCTCTTGCAATGTTTATTCTGTCAACAGCACTTAATGTAATTGTGCTGTTACTGGTTAGTGTTGGAGAACCAGTTGCTGAAGTAGATTGGAAATTATCAGCATACACAGTATTTGTGCATCTAATATCATTCTCTACAACTAGATCACTATTGATTGTTACAGCAGGTGTTATTGTAATACCAGAACTATCATTAGTATCAATCGTACTACCTACAAATGTAACTGCTCCTGTACTACCTGCTACTCCAGTTAGATTACTTCCGTCTCCGTATATCGCTCCTGCAAAGTAAGCATCTTTAAATCGTACAGCATTGCTTCCTAAGTCCCAGGTGTTATGTTGATTAGCATTTGGAACAACATTACCTCTTATAGTACCATCTAAATTTACTGCACTTAAAATTCCGTCTATCATCACAGTTGAATCTTGAGAAAATACACTTCCTACTAAATCCCCACTGTTGTTTACATCAACTGTTATTGCACCACTTTGTAATTGTGTAAGTGTAACAAATCCTGCGTCATTTGTAAGTGTTGAAATATTATCACCTGGTTGTGTTGCAGAATCCGCAAGTGTTCCTTGAGCCACAGTTGCCGCATCTGTAATACCATATCCTGCTAATGTTGTAGGTTTGTTAGTTACGTTTGTTGCAAAGTCTGCGCTTGTGAGATATCCTGCGTTGTTAGTGAATGCACTTATATTTGCACCTGAAGCAACATAATTACTGTCGTTTGTAAATGTACTAACATTTGTAGGTACACCGGTCAAATCACTGTATGCTCCAGTTGTAGCAACAGTAGCAAGATTAGAACCGCCTACCGTTATACCAGGAACATTCAATGCACCAGCAGTTATAGTTCCTGATGCTGTTATATCTACTACACCAGTAATACTATTGCCTGTTAATGTTAAATTATCACCGTTTGGTATTTCTTTAATTTTATTACTATCGGTAGTATCAACTACTAAGGGAAATCTATCAGCCATTTCTGTCCTCGCTACTTGTATTTATTTGCTTTGGTTCTATAACTATCATTGTGTTTTTTCCATTAGGATAAACAACGACTCTTTTATCTTTGTCTTCTTGAACGATAGGTTTAAGATCTTTTGCATTTTTAACCTGTGACATTATACTCTACCTACTACAACTTCTACCATACCACGTTCAGTATCATCTTTCGTTCCAACAGCTTTACCAATCACTTGTCCTACACCTGGATTGTTATCTACCATTCCGTAACCTGGTATTGCACTTGCTACAATCATATCGCCTTTTTGTACTGTACCAATTACTTTTACAGGCACTCTACCTTGTAGTGCAATTAGTGTTTTTATTCCGGGACAATTTTGATTCATTGTGTATGCACTTTGATCACTTACTACACCTGCAACTCTAGTATCACCTTTTGTATCAGTTGTAGTTACTTCTTTATCTCCGCCGAACACTAGCACTGTTCCTACTTCGTATTCAGTATCCCCTTCATAATATTCTGCCAAGTCAGCGTATGTTGCTTCAAAGCGTGAATTTGCTGTCAAACTCCAACGTCCTGTAACTGTGCCTGTTGTTGTTGCCGCACCAGTTGTAATCACAGTTGTTTTTAGAGCATCACTTACATAAACTACACCTGTGCCATTACCACTAAGTGTTAGGTCAGTATTTGTAGTTCTTGAACTAATACTATCAGTAAGTAATGAAGTGTCAACTCTTAGTGTGTCATTTACTTGTACAACACCTGTGCCGTTTGCACTTAGCACTAAGTTTGTATTTGCTGTAATACTTCTAATATCATCTACTTCTAAACCAGTGTCTGTGTGTTTTGCACTTACAGAACCATTAGTTACAAAAGTTATTATATCAGTACCACCAGCCGCAAAACCTGTGTTGGTTCCTAGACCAATACCTGTACTTGACCCGCCTAGTTCATTAGCCGCTTCGATAAATGATGTTTGTATCCAACGTGTTCTTACAGCTGAAACTTCTTCTGTTGTTCCTGCTCCACCTACAGATCCGTATGGTGAGTTTTTTTGGAATTCACTTTCTGTGTAGTCACTTATATCACCAACTTTGATGACACCGCCTGTCTTAATAGTAGGTTTGGTTGTGCCTTGAGCTGTTAATATATTTCCACCTTGAGGAGTAGTAAACAATAAATTGTTTGAGTTTTCAGCGAGAACAGTGTTAGTATCCGATCCACCTATGATCAACTCAGTCATTTGTAAACTACCATCGTTTCTACGTTTGGCAATACTTGTTGCTTCGTTGGTGTATGCAACTTCACTTGAACTGTATGTACCAGCGCCTGTTTTAATTAGAGCTTGTCCTGGGTCACCAACAATGCTGTTTGTAGGCGCATCTGAAAAATATGGAAGCACTCCTCCAAAATCTCCGTCTGCAACGCCAAGTCCTTTGTCAACAATATTTGCATAGGTATCAATTTCAGGACTTCCTGTTCCTGCTGTAGTTCTACCATATGCTTGGTATTGGTCTAACTGTGGTAAGTCATCTAAATCAACATCATTACCTTTCAGTGTAACCCAGCCATCTGTAACTGTAAAGTCATCTGAGTCAAATGCCGCAACACCAAGTGTGGCTTGTTTCTGCTGTTCATCACCAGTAGGTGCCGCCGCCGCAGTTGTTGCCTTATTCATGTTCAGCTTGCTTTGAACTATTGCATCTGAAGTAAACTCTGTGTTATCTACCGGAGCATGTACATCCGCATTAACAATAGTATCTGCTCTAATTTGTAGATCCCATTCTGTGTTTGTTGTGCCTCTAGTTACTGTTAATTCGAGGTCACTTGCTGTGCTTTCTACAGCATTTACAATCTCATCAATTGGTGCTTCTAATATTGCACTTGATACACTTGGACTAGTTTGTTGCACACTACCTGCACTTGTAAAGTCTGTTGGACCTGCTGTGTAAGTAAGTATGGTTACGTTTGCATTTTGTACTTTGTCAAATCTTGATTCTCTTGCAATAAGTGTACCTGTTGCACCACCTGCACCTGTAATTTCTTTGTTTGCACTTGCAGGATCAAATAATGTACCTGATTCTGTTTCTACAACAATCTTTCTTACACCTGACGGAGCAATTAATTGTTTTGTAAGGTTTGCAGGAGTAACTGTGTGATTAGTGTAATTTCTTAAATCTGTGATTTCATCATATGATGCTACAGCTTGATCTAAGAAATCCTTTGTAACCGCATCGTTATCGTCCGTTGGATCTAACAAGTTTTTAATTTGATTTGAACCTAAGTCCATGTTTGATTCCATACCAGTGGAACCATTGAGTGCCATAAAGCCTGGAGCAAATCTGTTTGAACCTGTCAATTGTGCAGTACCGTTGTGTCCTAATCTTCTGCTTACATAGTTTGCAATTGCTTTTTCTGTAGGAACTGCTGTATCTGATAAGTCTGTAAACAGTTCATCGTTTGAAAATTCGTCAATTGTAACACCATCTTTAAATCCTAATGATGCCGCTCTTGAAATACCAACTTCACCAGCAAACGTAATGCTACCAGTGGATTGGTCAACAACAAAATACTTACCTACACGGAAGAATCCATCATTGTCAGAACTAATAAAGAACACTCTACCTTTACGTCTTTCCCAAACTTGTGATTTAGTTGCATTGTCTGCATCAGTATATGCACCTGCTTTTGCTTCTGCTCCACCTACTGCTGTTCCTAGTAACACGTTTGGATAGTTACTTGTGTTAAATCCGCCTGTACCTATTTCTGTAAAGTCATGTCCTGTTGCACGTAGTAATGATATTGAAACTGTGATTTCTGCTGTTGTGCCATTTATAAGTCCAGCATAAACATTTCTAGTCACACTATTGATAGTACCGATATCATTGTTTGTATTTCCAGTAACATCATTTGCTGTTATTGCCGCTACTTCAATATAATATGCACTATCTGATTTTACCCACGTACCACTTGGTGAAGTGTGAGCTGTAAATAATGTGCTATTTGTTGCTGTTGAAAGTGCTTGATCCTCAAACAAATCATATGTGTTTGCAGTTACATTACCTACAAATTTTGTAGTGCCATTTAATTCAACAGTTCCTAAGATGTCTTTGAATATTACACTATTACCGTTGACAAGTCCATGTGCGTTTGATGTGATGGTTGTCGTTGCACCTAATGCTATGCTTTGAATATTACCTTTTGTAATTGCATCATAATCTTGTATACGTAACGTTCTTGAGCCATAGGTAAATATCATTCCTCCTGACCAGCCCGGATCACTTGGATTTAATACAGTTTGGTTGCTTGCATCAGTAGCATCCTGTAAAATTCTTATAGCTTCTGAATCTGTTAATGGTTTAACAGCCAGGAATGTATCAGTAGTAGCCGCGCCTAGTTGTCCGCCTCCTGTTGGTGCAGATACTGTTCTGTTTAACGGATCAAGTTCTATTTCTACATATCTAAAATCTGTATCAAAAACTGCTTTAATTTGGTCAGATGCAAGAGCAGTATTCTGATCGTCTTGTGTGCTGAAAGAAGTACTTCTATAGGTTACTGTATCACTTTCATCAAAGTTTACAGCCGTACTAGGACGTTCTGTAATATCTTGTGAATTGACACCTGAGAAAATTAAGTTTTCGCCGTGTCTGTATTCTAAGACATCATTATGATTAAGCCCTTCTTGTACATCTGGGAAGAAGTCATTGTTGGATCCTGCTTCTTGTATTGTTAGTCTATAAATTTCATTGTTAAATGTTCCTGCTGTTGATTGCCAGACTGCACTAACCTTTACAGTCAAGTCGTTAGTTGCATCAACGCCGCCAATATTTGCACCACTGATTGTGATTTCATCATTAATAGCGTAGCCCTGTCCACTATTGCCTATTGTAATTGTTGGTGTACCACTTACTAGTGTTACATTCAATTGAAAACCTGTACCTGATCCTGTTGTACTTTTCTGTGCAACATTTGCATAAATTCCACTTCCTGCCGGTGGAGTTCCTGTATAGCCATTGCCTCCGCCAAATGTAGAATCAAGAGTATTAACACCTGTTGCAACAGGAGCACCGTCTGCACCTACAACTCCGTCATTATTTGGTGTTGATAGGTTTGTAATATTACCAATTTTGTAATTCAATGGACCTGCTGTTGGATGGTTTATATATAAAGTAGAGTTCTTTAAAGGTGGCTCTCTAAAATCATAAACTGTGATACTAGTATCACCCAATGCGTTTGTAAATGTATTGTAAACAAATGACTTGATACTTTGCACAGTGTCTCTTGTAAGTGTAACCTGATCAGGTATTTCGTTTGGATCTGCGCCTTCAGCAACCAAACCAAAATTACCATAACCATTAGAACCATTCAACGAACGTATCTCTGAACCATTTGCCGCATAGTAAGCCGCGTGTGTGTAGTATGTAAACATACTAACCATTTCAGAAAATGCACCATTGTTTGTAACCAATCCATATCCTAGATCATTAATTTGTGTAAAGTCATTACCTAGTATACTTCTATTACCTGCTGTTTGCAAGTAAATGTCTTGTTCAATATCATCTACATTATGATTAGGATCGCCGATAGGATCAGTACCTATCTTGTTATAACCTTGTGAAAAATTAGATCCAGGATCTAGATATAAAACTGCTTTACCTGTACCACTGTCATAGTTACTGATAGCATTAATTTGATATCTAACACCCTCAAAATAGAAAGGGGCAGGTAATTGTGGCAAACGTAGTTTAAGTCCTTGAGGTTCACCGCCGACATCTAAACTCTCTACAGCAATTGTAAAGTCATTTAGTGTTACCGCACCGCCACTGATACCAACTGCTGTTGAACTACCGCTATTAGCTAGTACACGCATAGGAATGTTACCAGTGTATGCATCTACATACATACCACCTCTAAATGCCTTTTTGTTTAGAGATTGTGAAAAACTAGTTGCAGTTTGGATATATGGTGATTTAGTTAAAACTTGTCCTTCTGGATCAAGCACACACATAAAGCCTCCGTGTCCTTGCACTGTAACATTACGAACAATAGTGGCATCGTCCATTAGGAACACATCCATTTGATCATTCCTTAAAGGTGGGTTATATGTGCTTGGATTTTCTAAGGGGTATTGTACAATGTCAATTAATTGTCCTACTAATGCAATAGCACTTGTAACTTCTACCCATCTTGTAGGTGTAAGAATTGTATTGTTTGTTCCTTGTTCTAAGACTTCGTCACCTGCAATACTTGTATGTGAAGTGATTGCACGATAGTATCTTGCACCGCCGCCTGTGCCTCTAGTTACAAAATCACCTTGTGCATAATTATTACCTGCCGCCCAAGTTGGTTCAACGTCACCTGCAGAAATATCAGGATTAAAATCAGTGCCTACATTTTTAGTAGGAGCAATACCTTGTAGTAGTTGTGCCACCAATGTGCTAATATGTCCGATTGCCGCCGCTGTTTCAGTTTCTTGTCCTACAAACCCTGAACCTACAAATCCTGCATAATATTGTCCTTGGTTTTCTAGTGCAAATTCTTGCCCACCATTAAGTAAGTCTTTAACTAAGCCATCTACTATGTAGCCTGTATCTCGTCTACATTTTTCTTTGTTGTATGTAAATCCTGGAGCAGGATAGGTTGTGTCAACAAAGTATATCACTTCATCTTGAATAAATTCTTTGTTACTTTTTATTACATTGGCCGCTTGCTTATATAAGCCTAAATTACTTACGGAGTTTCCAACTTGTATTCTTTTTGTATTATCTGTTAGATAGTTAAATCCGAAATAACCTGTAAGATCGCCTTCTTGGTTGTAAAACGGTGTCCCTGTTGTATGCAGTGTAATACCATCAAATTCTTTATCTCTATAGAAATAAGTTCTAGCCCACTTACTTTGTGATACACGTGGCTTAGGTTTAATTATCACTCGTCTAAATTCATCACCTTTTAGTGAAACGTTGTTAGGTAATCTAATAGGATAGTCTTCTTCATATATTCCTGTTTCAACTCTAATAGTAACTTGTTTTGCTTTTACAAAATTACCCATTTCAAGTTCTTCACCTGGGGCTTGTGTTGCGTTATCTTGTGTTGCATCAAATTCTTTTGGTTCTAATAGTTGCATAAAGAAAGTTGTTGCATTTGTATTCTGTGTAAATGTTATGATTCTTCCTAAAGCACCTGAACGCTTACCTCTGATAACTTTTCCTGGTAAAGCATCAACGTTATCGGGATTAGTTTGATCAATAAATCCGCTAGTGTTGTTATCAACTGTGAGGAAATATCTGCTTCCATAAACAATATCAGCGCCTGACTCAATACCATTTTCGATAATATTATTAATCAAATTAACATTGTTCGTAATTGAACTTGGTACGTTTGGTTCGGCACCGCCTCCTTGTCCATCACTTACTTGTGTTCCTGTTCTATCTGCTTGGAATTTTGTTTGATAGCGTAATCCAATTTTACCTGCAGATGCGTAGTTACCAAATGAACTGTTGTCAAATGGTGTTGTTAAATCTACATCAGAAAATAATTCGATAGTTGATGCATCAATTACTTTAACATACGCAAATTCGCCGTTTATTTGAGTTTGACCTGCTACGTCAAAAAATTCAATAATATTTTTATCTTGCAAACCATGATCAGTTTGTGTTTGTGCTCTTGCAGGATTTGTACCATCAAACTGAGTCAATCCATTGTTGTTTGCAAGTAGATCTTTCTCTTGATATCTTTTATTTTGTAAAATTGCTTCTGTTATTAATTGTCCTAAGAAACTAAATGATGCTTTACTTTGTGTTAATTGTGTTGTGATTGCTATTCTACCACTAACACTTGAATAATATCTTTCGCCTGCTATACGAGATAGACTGTTTGCTGTGGTTCCTCTGTTTGCGTCAATCCTTAAAGAGTCTATAATTAATCCTAAATCTCTTCTACACGTTGCATCGTTATATACAAAATCTGGATATGTATATTGTATAAAACCACTTGTTTCTGCAATCAAATAATCTTTGTTCAAAATTAGTGTAGCATTTGAAATAGGAGCACTTGGATTTTCGACTCCTTGTGTATCAGTAATACAATCTGTAGTTACGCCACTTGCAGTATATGCTAGTGTTTGGAAATATGGTCCTGGCTCTTCTGGCGCTGTTTTGATTAATTCTTCTGCTCTACGTGCCGCGGCATTGATTGTTCTAAATGCGTATGTAGGTGCAGTACCTTCTCTTCCGTTTGGAACACCTTGCATAGTGTCATCACCAATTGTACTAACATGTAGTACTTCAGGAGAACTGTATGCCGTGTTATCAACATAATATTTTGTTGCCGCTTGTAAATCTTCTTGTCCGTTAGGTGCACCATCCCCTGCTAAGTCTCCTGGATGATCATGTAAGAACAACGGACCTTCCATTGTGTCACCTTGTCTTCGGGTAACACTTTCTCTTGGCATAGCCACATCACTTAAAAAATTTCCTGTAAGTGTACTATCAAATCCTGCATCTGTAATTTGATGCAAGTCGTCTGCCGCTATAGTATGATTCACACTTATCTTATTATTGTCTGCTTCAGTTTGACTTTCTGTTTGTGCTAATTCTTGTGATGTAAACAATGACAATTGGTCATCTGTTTCGTATCTAATATAGTAAGTAGTTCCTGAAGTAAGAGTTGACGGATCAGTATCTTCAGCTTGGAATATAAATGCTGTGCCATTTGCACCACTGTCAAAGCCGTGTCCTGCAATAAACAGATTGCCATCAACATAACTTGTAATAGTCTTTACATATTGTGAAGTACTGGCAGGCTCTGGTGCAATACGTATTGGTAGTCCGCTTGTTATATATCGTCTATCAGCATATCCTCTTGTAATGACTAAATCATCAATTGTGTAATTTGTAGTTCTACCTGGCTGTGAATTTAGAGCAGTTGCCGCAGATTCAGTAATTGCTACTCCAGCAATACCAAAATTTGCCGCATTTAGATGTGATCCTAGGGTTGGAGCAACATTATCATCAACTATGGCACTAAAAGTTGTTGATAAAATAATTTTTCCTGGAACACTTGCTGTATCTACTGTGACACTGTCGTTTGCTGTAGGATTTAGATCTGAATCACTACCTATTTCGCTATATATAATTTCAGTGCCTGTACTATTAGTTGTAATAATTTTACCAGCTTCAATTTCGTCTGGAGTATCACCTAATGTTGTAAATCCAATTTGGCCACCTTGACCAAATACTGCATAAAGTTCTTGGAAATTTTCATTTACTTTACGAAACGATTCTCTAATACTATCGCCGGTGCCGTCATTACCCTCAACACCAATGTTTACGTCTTGTTTTGCCATATTATTTGCTCCAAAATTGGTAGATTACCATTGCTAAACATATTTATCAATTGATTTTATAATCTTAATGTAAATACAGTATGTTTTTAAAAGAATATACTCTAAAAAGAATATATGAACGCCTAAGCAAGAATGGTAAATCACACAAGTACTATAGAGACACGACCATGGTTGTTTTGAGGTGTGATAGTTGTGATACACAGTTTGAAAGAAACCGTGGATCAATGGATCCAAAGCGTCTTAGTAACAATTATTTTCATGTATGTAGTAATTGTGATGCTAAAGTATTTGCACAAAAGAAGGGTGTTGAAAAGAAACAAATATGGGATATGCCTGCTAGTTTAGATATTCCTATTGGTAAGCTCTAAACAGCAAAACTTTCGCCACATCCGCAACTTGCAGTAGCATTAGGGTTTACAACTTTGAGGTAAGAACCACCTAGTTCTTCTACATAATCTACAGTACATCCAAACACAAACATTTCGGCCATAGGATCTAACCATAGGTTTTCTACAGTTGGTTCTTTGTCCGTTACACCCCATTCGTATTGAAAGCCTGAACAACCACCACCTTTTACAGATAATGATACGTTAGGCTTTCCTACTTTTGCTAGATAATCTTTAGCACGTTCTGTAACAGTAAGAACCATTTACTCAGTTTTCCAAATTGTCCATGCACCGTATGCGATAGCAATACCTGCCGCAATTTTTGCGAGTGGTGCCAAGAATAGAACCATAAGTCCTAGTAAAATTAATGCCGCACCATCCCAAGATGTGCGTTCCTTCATTCTAGAATTAATCCATTTTTTAAGCATATTTTTCTCCTTTAGCAGTAACAGCACCTGCGGTCTTCATAGCCTTAGTCTGTGCTTTTACGGACGGAGATTGTTTTACAGGAACTTGTGTTCTGCTATTAGCACCAAAACCAATTTTATCTGGTCTTGGGCTTGTTATTTTATCTACTTTTAGATCTTTGCCGCTATCAATATACATTACTTACTCCTTACGAAAGTGTTTAAACTTTCTAGTGTTTTACTTTGTCTGGAGACTGTTCTTTCAAGAACGCTAATAGCCGCTCTTTGTTTTCTGATTTGGTCTTCTAAACTTTGTACATATCGAAAACTAGGTAATTGTTGTTCTGCACCATCTTCGCTAACCATTACAATATGGTCTACACCTTGTCCTTTTAAACCACCTGTTACCCTATTAGGGTTTTTATTAGATGATGATTGGGTCTGGTCCGGTTGTGAAGGCTTTCTGCCGTACATTTTGTTTAGATAACTCATTATTGTTCTCCGTATAGTATTTATGCAGGCCGATACTTGCAAGATTTTTTGCTTTGCTTTCTACCATTATATCTGCATATGGCCAAAACCCTAATGCCCAATCATTAACAGCATTATTCCACATGTAATCACTATGAGCACGTAGTTTTGCTTTTTTGTATTCACCTGCAAGTAATATATCCATGTCAGGTTGTACATCTGTAGGGTGTCCTACAAGTAAATCCTCACGTGAAACGCTGTAGTGTATGACAGGACGTACTCCGCGCCAACTGTCTACAATACGAAGGAATCTATCATCACTTGGTTGTATGTATTCTCCTGAGTTTACCCAATGATGGTGTATGTCTAGCACCAAAGCGAGATCGTCTGCAAGTTCGAGACTCGCTTCGATTCCCCATTTGTTTTCGTCGTTTTCGATAGTAATACAGTTTCTTGCTTCTGGCGAGAGACGTTTAAGTGCGTCTTTGATACCGGCTGGACCTTTACGGCCTGATATGTGGACATTGCACTTGAAATCCTGAAACTCTTTACCATATCCCATCCACCTCGCTACATCTATGTGATATTCAAATTCTTCGATTGATCTTTCGACAATTTCGGGGTTGTCGCTTGCAAGTACAGTAAATTGGCCTGGGTGCATCGATAATCGGACATCGAGGGCTCTTGCCGTTTCGCCGACTGGTGCGAATTGTTTCTCACAGTAGTCACGTACATGAGGCAACCGCCAATAATAACTCCAAGTAGGCTCGGTATAAACAGGAAGCACATCGCTACCCAATCGGACCATACGAAGCTCTGGAGGAAGGCTTCCCACATACTCAATCAACCTCTTGTATGACGCAATATTGTGAGTCATGATATCCCACAAGCGTTCTTCAGCAACATCACGTGTCTGTCTGTTTAGCCACGCCACTGTTGTGCTACGAGTATTTAGCGGCCTTTGTATTTCTTCTAGTAATTTCTTCTTTTGCGTTTGATCAGGATGCATGTACTTACATGCAAAACCTATCCGCTTTTGTTGTGACTTCAAATAATCACCTGCTGTTGTAAATTTCAAATCCATACTCATAATATACTACATTTATTTCCAATTGTCAACCACCCATGGATCATTACAATTAGCAGGATTAGGATCACCATGGAATACACAAACACAAGTTTCTGGTTTTGGTTCTACCTGCTCAATTGTTGCTAGTTTTCTATTTCCTTTGGTGCCTCCTGGTGCAAATGTTCTATCCGATCTTACTTCCCATTTCCAACTTCTTATCCATTCGTCAGGAAACAATCTTGCTTGTTTCCCTTGTCGTACTGCTTCATCATATAGATAATCTTGATCTCCAAAAAATTGTTTTTGTATTAATTCAGGATCTTCTGCAAATTTTTGCCATAAAAAATCTAATTGGCCTGTTGCGAATCTAACTATACTGCTGTTGTATTTTTGCCAGCCTGGGCGCATTACTCGTGTAAAATCTCTGCAAGTCATCCAATAACCTGGTTGGAATTCAAACAACCTATCTATATTATTTGCAATAACAATATCTAAATCCATATAAAGTATAGTGCCTTTAATGGGAAGATCTTTATTGTACATATATGGTTTACACCACCATCCTTTCAGATAGGATGGTAAAGGTATGATAATTATATCTTCATCAAGTCCTGAAGGATCCTCTGTCATACAAGCAAATTTGAAATCAAGTGTGCAATGACGTCTACACATATTGAATAATTTGTTTACATAATCAGCAGAGTATTTTGTACCATGCTTTAAACATAATACAAAATATTCATTACTGTTGTCAGGGATAGCAAGAGTTGCTATCTCTTTTTCGCGGCGCCGTTGTTCTCTAATACGGTGCCATTCTTTTTTTGTTAAAATTTCTTTATCAATTTTTGGCATCTGCAAAAGACATCTTCTGTACTTCAAAAGGCGTATAGATAGCACTATTTGCACCATGCTCTGCACATTCAGCTGATTCACACCAACAGCGATTATCTGTTGCTTTTCGTACTAGGTTATCTGCAAAACGCCAGGCATGTTCTGCAAATTTCTCTGCACCTACTCCATCAAACTGTCTAATCTCTGCGAGGCCTTTTGTTTCAAGTAGTAACAGTTCATCTTTCATAGGATCATCTTTGTCGATACATAGTTTGTGATCAAATGAATCTTCTAGCCATGCTTTCAGTGGTTTTAGTCCACCAAAGTCAACTGCCCAGTTTTTATTATCTAAATTAGAACAACCAAATGTAAATTTAAATTGCAAACTATAACCATGTAGCAAATGACAATGTGAATGATCTGCGTTTGGTTGACGGAACACCGCTGAAAGTCCGATGTTGTGTCCGTATGTTTTTGTACTAAAGTAAGCCATATTATCTCCTATATAATAATGGCGGCAGAATTAGAAGGGTTGACGCCAAGTCCTATTGTGTAATATATTACACGAAATTACTTATCTTGTCAAGTGAAACATTTGGAAAATTCCAGGATTCTGGTAGTATCCATTCATCATTGTATATTGTAAATTTGTGATTAGGAAAGTGTTTGAACACCATTCCTATTTGATGTATCCAATATCTTGGATCAACAGCATGTCTGTCTTCTGCATCGTAACCGGTTGTGCCTTTGTAAATGTTATTAACTGTTTTAGTTTTGCTATGCAAATCAAACCCAAGCATATGTATATCTTCAGACAATAAACATCCTAGTAGAACTGCATAAGGTCCGCTTCCCCATTGGAATGGCTCGTCCCATCTTTTTAAGCCTTTATAAGGAAGATCAGGGACAATTTCTACATCGACAAATTGTCCAACCCAATCTTTTCTTGTGTATATTTTTCCTTGGAAATTATTTAATTGTGCGTCTTTAACCATTCGTCTATCAACACACACTAAATGATCTACAGCAAAATCTCTGTGTATGGCATTACATCCTACCACCACATCTTGGCATTGACCAATGTCAACTCCTAACCTACTTTCACCGTTGCCAATTATCCTTGTCATTTTCAAACATCTTTTTTGTTTCGCGTATTTCTTTTAATACTTCTTTGAATGTTAGTTCATTTGCTTTTTGATATGCGAAGATTATTTTTATTTTATCCACACACCACCACCACCAAAATACACTTACTAATAAAAACAGGGTAATTACACCACATATAACTTTAGCCTTCCAGTCACCGCCTAATAACTCCGAACTGATTAATAGGAAAACCGCTATGAACGGTAGTGTCCACGCGGCATATTTCCACCATTTTATTTGCCTAACTATTTTTTCCCACATACGTTTGCCTCCTTGCCTTTTAGCAAGAGTATTTACTCTCTGTCTTTTCATTATTTTATGATGCTATTTGACCGAAAGGTTTCCATTCGCCAGGCGTGCCTTCTCGGACACATATCCAACCAACATAGCCAGTTGGTCTCGGTGAAGTATTCCAAACAATGTCGCCTACTCTATAAGAACCTTCTGTAGGTGTATCTGAACCAACTTGCATTTTTTTACCTTGCATTTTTATTGGTCCTGCTGTTGTAATATCAGCATCGTCACCAAAGTTACTTACATTAACACCTAGTTTACCTTGTACACTTACTTTATTATTCAAAGTAATTGCACCAGTATCATCTACATGTATTCTAGTAGTATTGTCTGTAATAATATTAAGTTCGCTTGTAGTCCATGTTCCTAATTTGAATGTTCCTACTTCATTGTAATCTACAACAAATTCATGTTCTAATGATCCAACGCTTAATGCACCATTTGGATTATCAAGACCAATGCCTAAACGCATTGTATCACTGTCCCAATAAACATAGTTGTCTACTGTTAAATTTCCTTCTACAGATAGATTCTGTAAAATGCCTACAGTTGTCAACGAACTTTGTGTAACTTCTTGTCCTAATGCAGTTCTTGACAACACTGATCTATTTGCAATCTTGAAACTTTGATCTTTATGTAGATCAATACTGTTACTACTAAACAGTCTGTCTCCTTGCATAGTAAACTGTCGTGTGTTGCCTTCGCCTGCCCATATCAAGCCTTTATTACTTACACTTCCGCCTTCTGCACGGAATTCTAAATTGCTAGTTGTTTCGTTTCTTATATCCGCAACTACTTCATCTACGTGTAACCTTGTAGCATGAACTTCACCTGCTACTGTTAAATTACCATTTACATTAAGAGCGTTTGCAATGTTGTTTATACGAGCTGTATCAACTGTGATACCATTATCTGTTACATTTAGTATATAATCGCTTGCTGTATCTTTTATACCTGCACTACTAAATTCTGCAATTCTGCCGCCTTGGATTTTGTTGCCTGATAAACTTCTGTCTAATATTCCAGATACATCAGGCGCACTTGGTGTTTTTTTGGCAATGGCTTCAACTGCTTGTGAAACAGCCTCAAATCCATTACGCATTTCTGATAATTTTTGATCGATCTTGCTCATGTAAGTATTTATCAAGAAACCTTAAGTAGCACAGTTTCAGGATTTATTCTTCCATTGAGCTTTGTGTCGGTTGTTGCTATTTCATCTAAAAACTTACGTAATTTGACTTTTCCTGCGTCTTTGAATTCTTTCAATTGCTCTGGAGGTTTTCTAAGCGTTTTTTGTAAACTTAATGATTCGTCATATCCTTGAATAGTGGTGCCTTTTACACTGAGTCCACTACCTTCTCGTTGCATGCCTTTTGGATCTATATTACTAGCAATATATTTGCCTAATTTTCTAGTTTTAACATTAAAAACCCACAGCTCATTTGCACCGATAATTTGTGAAGGATCAATACTTGCAAGTTTATACTTGTCATCAACTTTGAGGTACTTTAATTTTGCAACAAGTTTATCAGCACTGTATACCTTCGGTTTACGTGGCTTGCGTGTTGCTTTTGCACTATCAATTACAAAATCTAATGCTGTTATAAGTTCTCCTATTGCAATACGATAGTTTTTGATGTCTGCTTTCTTGATATGTGAATAACCTTCTTTGAGTTGAGCCCACAAATCTTGATCAAGCTCACTCATTTTTTTCAATTGTCCTGCTGTAGGATATCGTTCTAATTCATCAAAGTCTACTAGAGCATCTACATAGAATGTTTTTAACTTTCTAGCATGTGCCTGTGTAACACCTTTATCTGAAAAGTGTTTTTTGAAGTCGAACCCTTTCGGGTCAAATGACTTTGGGTCAACTAACCAACCTTCTAACCAATCTTCAATTGCTTCGCTTTGTATATATGCTTGGTCACGTATACGCTCTTGTATACTAGGCACATACACATCTTTCTTTGCCTTTTCTTCTTCTTTCTTGACTTCTACAACTTTGCTACCAACTTCAATTGCACGTTCAATTCGTTGTTTTAAGAATACTGAAGCAGGCTGTACACTGCCCATTGTGCCAGGCAGGCTTTCCCAATATTCATTTTGTTTTGCATTATAATCGGGCATGCCATCTAGCAGTTGCTTTGCAACTATAGCGGCAGTAATACTTAATTCATAACTAGGAGCGGCTTTTGCTTGTCTAATTTGTTCAGCAGTATATCCGTTTTCTTTCATCCACTTGTAGGTATGTGGATACAAATCAGCGGCTTTATAGTTTTCATAGTAAAAAGCACGACTAGCATCACGGAATCTATGAAATTGCTCACCACTCCATTCTTCCCATCCATCCCAACTCGGTGCTTTTAATTTATCACCACGCCGTACTCTTGGCGCTCCTCTGACAACTTTCTTCTTTGTTCGTTTTGGTAATGCCATGAAACTCTCCTGATTGTTTATAGCAGTATATAGCAAAGGTTGTATTTTGTCAAGAAAAAATGACTCAAATGTATCCTATCCAGTGTGTACAATCGTCACAAGGATCATCAACATGAGTTGCCTGCCATGCTATAACTTCTTCTCTATTCATTAGTGAAGATCTGGATCTCTGCCTAAACCTTTTACTGTATAGACAGTTTCCTCCTCTACTGTATATTTTTCATGTGGATTTTGTTCTTTTAGAAAAGCAATTACAGTATCAACATGAGTTTGATCAGGTAAATTACTTTCTACCCTCTTCTTTGTAGAATCGAGTATGTGGTATTTTTTTATAGCCATCAGTTATTTAATAGCCTAAAGACAACCATAAACTATTCTGATTATTCTAACCTTCTTTTTCTAAATCCCAACGCACTAGGTTAGATTTTCTCCCCTGGCTCAAATCCTCGGAACGTTTTGAACCTTGGAAACCTAAGACTATACGTTTCACTATCCTGAGACTTTGTTCTAGCATCTGCTCTAATCTCAACTAGCTGACCAACGAGACTATCACGTTCAATCCAGTACTCATCACGTTGAGCATCAGTGAAGCCGCTCCCACAGTTAAGGCGATAATTGTATCCATCGTCTTCTCCTTCTACAATAATGGCACCTAATCTTCCTTCATTACGGCCTGTGCCTTCTTCGACCGCAACAACTTTCAATGTAATTTCTATAAAGGGTTTAGCTTTCAACCAACTATGCGTTCTTTTACACTCGTAAGGTGCATCTACGTCTTTTATCATTACACCTTCGTAACCACCGTCTACAGCCGCTTTATTAAGCTCTACAAAGCGTTCTTGTCCTTCAGCAGTACTTAGATCCACATCTTCCCATTCAAGTGCTTGTACGTGCTGTAAAACGCTTGCATTCTGTTCTACCCAAGCCTTAACTGCTTGACTTCTAAAAGATTGTGGTTTATCCCAAATACCTTTTTGGAAGTCTTCTAAAGGACACATGTCAAACAAATGCAATACAGCATCATCTGATTGTTTCCCGTCTTTACGATGCACTTGCTTCATAAGGTCTTGGAAGTTTGCACTCATTACTTCACCATCTAAAACAAGATCATACGGAGCAGGCTTTTGTGAAATAACTTCTTCAATCTCTGCAATGATATGACCAAAGTTGTGAAACTGTTTTCCGTTACGAGAAAACATCTCTACTTTATTGCCACGGATAATAGTAATAACTCTTACGCCATCTAGTTTGATTTCAATTTGTTTCTTACCTACCATTTTCTTTTCATGGTTAGCACTGTCATGTGCAAGTGGGCAAGTAAATGTTGGGATAGCATACTGCGGAAATTTCTTTGCAATTTTGTTTACAGTTTTTTCTGAAACACCGCAACGTAGATCTTTGATTAAGATTCTACGATAAAACATATTCCACTGTTCTGCTGTTGCAAGATCTTTACAAAGTATAATTGCATCTCTAGCATTGTGACCTGTAAGTTGCCTATCAATTAGTTTACGTGCTAATTCTTTAAAGGTAGGCCATGCAAGACCTTGTGGTGTTAAAACTTCATTTTCTTCTTTTTCAGGAACTTGCTTTACACCAAATGTAACAAGTGGATCAAGTGCCATTTTGACACCTTCGAAAAATTCATCTAAGCCCTCGTTCATAGCTTCTTCTATAACTGCCTCTTTTGCAAGTCTAGAATTATCTGCTTCGAGTTTTGCTATAATTGTTTGTGGTTGTGTTCTCATAATTGCCTCTTCATTGCCTAATTTTATACATTATAACACATTACACTAATATGTCAACCGAAATTGGACACCTAGGAGGGAATCGAACCCCCATACACGGAGTTGCAGTCCGTTGCATAGCCATTCTGCCACTAGGTGTTGGCATCGGTGCAGGGAGTCGAACCCCGGCCTTCAGTTTTGGAGACTGATGTGCTACCGTAACACTTCACCGACAAAAAAAGCCCCTAATAAAACTAATTACTAGGGGCTTAACAACGTTGAAAATTCACGTCAAGACATACCCCTAACCTGGAGGCCAACAATTAATATTTGTTCTGATAGTCTTAATCATGTAAATATTCCTTCTTTGTTAATAATACTAATATAGTATCTCTATTTATAAAAGTCAACCTTTTTTGGAAAAAATTGGCTCTGGGGGAAGGACTCGAACCTTCACGCTAAATATATTGCAGTACATTTGGCACATGAGAAACAATCATGCGTGTCTACCATTTCCACCACCCCAGATTATAATTAACCTTCTAACTTGTCTAGTGCGGCAATCATTCTAGTCATTCCAATACCGCCCCCGACTCTTGGGAAGAAGTCAAACTCTAAAAACTTTTCAAGTTCTGCTTCAACACGTTCTTTTGAAAATAGTTCGTACAGTAGATTGCTATATGCACCATTTGTTATAGTGTGAAATGTATCACGCATTTGATCAACATCTGTAGATCTC